CTTATCACCAAGATGCAGTCTTTCTAGTAAACGAGATGAATATCAGACATAGTACTGGTGGCCGTCTTCAATACTTGTTTTTCATAAATACTCTTAGAAAACGACAAAGATTTTCTAAATGGCATAAACCTTTCGAAAGTAAGAAGTTAGATACAGTGAAGCAGGCCTTCGGCGTATCCTCACAAAGGGCCAAAGAATATCTTGAGTTATTAAATGATAAACAGTATCGTGACTTGAAAGACAGTATGAAAATTGGTGGAAAGAATAATGGATGACTTATTAGAATCAGTAAAAGACTTAGTAGAAATAACATTTCCTGAAAAGGACGACTTCTTAAAGATAAGAGAAACACTATCTAGAATTGGTGTAGCGTCTCGAAAAGAGAAAGAACTCTTTCAGTCATGTCATATACTACACAAAAGAGGCAAGTATTACATTGTCCACTTCAAAGAGTTATTCAAACTCGATGGCAAACAAACAAACTTTGACGAATCAGATGTCGCTAGACGAAACACTATTGTCGATTTATTAAGACAATGGAACCTTGTCAAGGTACTTGACTCGAAGAGAATAGAAGAGCCTAGAGCGCCACTTTCTCAAATTAAGGTTATACCTTATAAAGAAAAGAACCAGTGGAAACTCACACAAAAATACTCTATAGGCACTAACATAAACTAAATACCCTTGTTATAAATCAATTAATAACAGGAGTATTATATGTTGGAATTTCTTCAATGGATAATTGCTTGGGTACAAGTGTTACCTTGGTTAGTAATGGGTGCATCTTTAGTTGCAGCTCTTACACCTACACCAGTTGATGATGGCATAGTCAAGAAAGCTTACAAAGTACTTGATTGGGTCGCATTAAATGTTGGAAAAGCAAAGGACTAAAAAGTTCTATAAAAACCCCCTTTACAAATTAGCGAAACTTCGATATACTGGAGACTCATAATTTCAATAGGAGTATATTATGGAATACGCAATTGCAATTGTAGTGTTATTTGTTATTGTTTACGCTTATCTCAATAGAGATGAAAGTGGTACTACAACTTCATCGGCTCCTGCTCCGGTTTCAAGACCAAGAGTAGTAAAGTCTAATGTTGTTGCAGATAAAAACAATAATGGTGTTACATCTAAGGCTGAACTTAAGACATTAACTAAGGTTCAACTATTAGAACTTGCTGACAAACAATCACTGAAAGTTAAAAGAAGTGGTTCTAAAGCAGCTGTAATCAACGAGATACACTCGCAATTAAAGTAAGTCCTCACAAGGACACTTAAAGGGACTCATCTGAGTCCCTTTTTTTTAGCCTACATGAAAGTCTATTTGTATAAATAACAGTATGGAAGAGATTTTTAATCTAATAGGTGAAGTGGGTGCCCCAATTGCAGGTAGTCTGTTAATGGGCTTTTTCATCTTTATAGTCATCAAACAGATACTAGAAGGTGTAGTAGATTCAATAGCAACTCTAACAATATTTTGTGTTTCGCTAGAGAATCGTGCAAGAACCATGTCAAACGAAATGATTAAGATAGACCTGTTAGTTTCATCAGCGTTGGAATTAAGACCAGACATAGAACGCATCGCTAGAGCAGAAAATTTCATAGAAGACGAAAAACTAGATGTAAGGAGAGATTGATGGATATCGCTCAAATTATATCTGATTACGGATTCCCAATAGTCATGTCAGTGGGACTTGGCTATTTCATATATTACATTTGGTGGTTTGTAGGCGAAAAACTAGAACCCGAAATTGAAAAGATGCATTTTCAATTAATTAAAGTAATAGACCAAACAAGAATGTTAGACCAAGATTTGATAAGATTACAACAGAAAGTTGATGTAGTTTTAGAAATGAAGGAGAATATGAAAGTACAAAGGTTACAAGAAGAGGCGAAACGAAAATGAACAAATATCTACTTACATTAATACTACTCGGTGGAATACTTTTTATGAGCGCTCTAAGTGCTGATATAAAACACAAATTTAAGAACCCTAGTTTCAGTGGAATAGGCACAGCATCACATTACCTAACCGTTGAGAACCAAGAGTTCACAAGAAAAAAAGAAATAGAAGATGCACTTGAATCTGCTAGAAAGGCAGCTGAAAGGGCAGAAGACAATACAACCATGGCCAAATTTATTCGTAATCTAGAATCACGAATTTATGCACAAATGGCTAAACAATTAGTTGAGTCTATGTTTTCGAATGACGGTTCAGTTAGATTTGGTTCATTCAGTTTAGAGGGTAATGTTGTCACATATGAAGTGATAACTAACGAAGATGGTTCAGAATTTATACGAATGACAATTGTTGATTCCGATGGAACAGAAACAATTTTAGAAATACCAATTGGAACAGGAAACTTTGGACAAGACTCAGATGGAACTGGTTAAATATTTACTTACCGGCGTAATTTTACTATCTGGATGTGCATCTGTTCCAAAGTGGTCAGACAACCCAGCAGATTGTGCCTATGAGACAGGAAGATTTGATGAGGGTTTCGGCAGAGATGTTGTCACAGGTGTCGCAAAGGCTTGGTCTAGAAATTACATATGTGTGGAAAATGCTACTGTAGTTAATCTTCCTTCACATTTAGAACTACTTAATTTGCCTAAGGCAAAAGATAGACCTACTGTTGCAGTTTATAACTTTGTGGACAAAACAGGACAGAGAAAATCAGAAGATAATCTTGCATCATTCTCTACTGCTGTGACACAAGGTGCAACCGAAATGGTTATTGATGCACTTAAAACGGCAGGTAAAGGAACATGGTTCAGAGTTGTTGAAAGGTCTGGCATAGACAACTTGGTAAGAGAGAGACAAATTATTCGTTCTGCTAGACAAGACTTTGCTAAACAACAAGGCGAAGAGAAGTTTCAAAATTTACAACCCTTACTATTCGCAGGTATGATAATAGAGGGTGGTATAATAGGTTATGATTCCAATTTATTAACTGGTGGTCGAGGCGCAAGGACACTAGGAATTGGAGTTAGTAGACAGTATCGTCAAGATGCTGTCACGGTTAGTATGAGAGCTGTTTCAGTTCTAACAGGTGAAGTATTATTGAATGTCCAAACAAGAAAGACTATCCTTTCTTATGGTTCAGGCGGCGATGTATTCCGATTCATTGAAGAAGGAACACAATTGCTAGAGTTCGAGGACGGAGTGGGTAATAATGAGTCAGTGACATATGCAGTACGAACAGCTATCGAGGCTGCCGTACTGGAATTAATCTACCAAGGACATGATAGGGGTTTTTGGAAAATCGAGGAAAATCATAGACACCCACACAATAGTGATGGTGTAAATGATTTACACTCATTAAAAGGAGAAGAAGAAAATGAATAAAATTTTAAGTATTTTATTACTAATGTCGACACCATTCGTTTTCGCAGCTGCAACTGATGATAATGAGATTATGATAACACAAGTTGGTGATACTCTAAAATTATATGTTGACCAAGTTGGTTTTGGTAACAAAGTGGGATTGAACAACTTTTCAAGTGGTTCTGGTTCAAACATGACCATTACTGGTGTGACTTTGGATTTCAACATAGATATGATAGGTAACAAGAACTTGTTATTCGGACCTCTCGTTGCCGATACATCTAACTATACTTTATTGATGACTGGTGACTCTAACTCTATTGACTGGAACATAGGTTCTACAGGTAGTTCAGACGATTCAGATATCAATTTCAACATGACCGGCGATTCGAATACATTCGATTTAGACCAAGGTTCTGTTGCAAGTGCAGAGAGATTAAATGCGGATTTAGTTATCATCGGAAGTAGTAATGTTTTTGATGTTGATTGGGAATCAGATGATATCACATGGAATTTCGATGTGACTGGTTCTAGTTCTAATATCAACACATTGCAGAAAGATGGTTCACAAACACTTAATTTTGATTTTACAGGAGACAGCGCTGATGTTGATATCACTCAGATATCAGGCACATGTGCAGCTTCTGGTAATGGGTGTGCAACACCTAATGCAAATGTCAATCTTAATGTAAATAGTGACAATGCGATTATTCAGATTACACAAAAAGATTCAAACAGCGATAGTTAGTTTCTTTTTACTATTCGCTGGTGGGTTCAGTTCTGCTGAACCCATTGGCGGTGTAATTGAATCTACAGGTGTTACATCTGTAAAAAGAGAGCAGGACAGAATTCTAACAGATGTCGGTACAGACATCAACATGTATGATGAAGCAGAGACTGCCAATGGTCGTATGCTCATACAATTCTTAGATAATGAAAAATTGAGTTTAACAGAAAACTCACTCGTTTACATAGACGAGGCATATTACGACCCCGACCCAAGTTTATCCAAAATGTCAATACGAATGGCACGAGGCACAGCACGATTCGCCTCGGGTGGTGGTTCAAGAATTAAAAAACAAAATGTAGATGTATCTACTCCTACAGCCAATATCACAATGAGAGGGACAGATTTTACAACCACCATTGATGAGTTGGGAAGGACTATGGTAATCTTACTTCCGGATGAAGAGACAGGTGAATCATCTGGAGAAATACTAGTTTATAATGACGGTGGTGAAACCGTTTTAAATCAACCATATCAGGCAACTACTGTTGCATCGTATGATTCACCACCAACTACAGCAGTCACGGTTCAAGGTATTACGCCGAATCTGATTGACAATATGTTTATCGTAAATCCACCTTCGGAAATACGACAGGCGATGGAAGAATCCTATCAAGATGAAAATTATGATGACCAGGGTTTATTAGATGTAGACTTCTTAGAGTTCAATGAACTTGAGGGAGATGCTTTGGCCGATACGACTGAAGATTTATCATTTTCAGAGTTGGACATAGATTATTTGGATGTGGATTTTTTACAAGACTTATTAGATGTTATAGAAGAATTAGAGAGAACCACGGTATCGTTANGTTCCAGAGGTGGTTCAAGTACTGAATTAGCTGGGTTTGCACTTAAAGGTGCATCACCAGGTTTCAACAAAGATTCTCAGTTTAATGTTTTCGAACAAGACGGAGACCTAGTTTTCTTTCGTGATGTCCAAGGAGTCATAAATATAATTATAACAAGTGGTGGTTCGGGCATTGTAGATGCCGAAGTTCCAGGATATTCAGGTGTCATGACATTTGGAGATGGAGATGGAATTACAATTGTTATACGACAAGACTAAGGAGAGATTTATGAACATAAATATTGACTTTACTAAACTAAGACAATGGCATGAAAACATTACATGGGAAGTTGCCGATTTTTTTGGTTTAGATGAATATGAAATGTTATGGGTGTCATACACCGAGGGATTAATTTTAGGATTATTATTATGGTGGATTTTTTAAAAAGAACATTTATTGTAGGGGCATTTATTTTGATAAGTGGCCTTACTTTTGCTGACGACAATCATGTTCATGTCGAACAAGTAGCTAGTGGAGATAACTTAAATTTAAACATAACACAAATAGGTTATGATAACGAAATAAACTTCACTGTAGGACATTCTGGTAATGTATTCAACTTAATTCAAAACGGTAATGGAAATTACATTGGTTGGGTATCTTATTGGGGTTCAGGTAAAGCATGGGGTGGTGATATTGATGGAACAGATAATACTGAAAACATAGAACAATGGAATGGTGCAACATATGGCCGTCACATATTGGGAAATAATAATGAAGTAGATGTCTATCAGAATGGTTCACATACTCATTGGTTAGATATACATATAGATGATGCTGACCATGATGCACATCAATCTGGAACAGGAAGTCATTACGCACATACATATTACTATGGCACTCAAGACGGTTCTGTTGCTAGCATTATGCAGAAAGATACAGGAAGTCATAACGCACAAATAACACTTACAGGCAGTCAACCAACAACACTTAATTTATTACAACAAGGCGCAACCAATAAGTCTTACAATCTAACTCAAAATTGTATGACTGTTGGAGGGTGTACAGTATCGGTGACTCAAAGTGACTGAATGTCCAGAAGAGTATTATCATTGTCTCAGTGAAAACGAATATGAAGAGTGGATCACACTTCTAGAAGATAATGAATTAGAAATGCCTGAATCACTTGCACCATTAGGTGACGGTGAAGCTGCAGCTAACTTTGTTTGGAATGTTCTTTTCTTGTCACCAGTAGAATTATTCTATATCGGAATATCAATGTCCGTACTTGCATTCTATGGACTCTCTATATACTATATGTACAAAAAAATACAGAAGAAATTTTCATGAGTCAAGAACGAGTTATAAAAGAAGTCAACGAGTATCGTAAAAAGAAGAAACAACAACAATGGTCTCAAGCCTGGAATGTTATTCTTGCCACATCTTTGCTATTAGTATGTCTTTACATATTTTTCTTTGCGTGGCCAACAGTTGAACAAGTTTAGAAAATACAGATTAGTCGAGTGGAAAAAAGGTAATCTGATAGACATCTATGTATAATTGGAAAACAGTTTTAATAACCATAGTCGCCCTAGTGGGTATAAAGATATGGTCGCCCTATCTAATAGACAATGTTAGATGGTCTTACTTCGATGTTCTACATCAACAAAAAGAAAAGGTGATAGTAGATAACATTCTACTAGTCAACATCGATGAGAAGGCAATAGAGAAGTATGGTCAGTATCCTTTCCCTAGAGATGTGTACGCAGATACATTATGGGAAACACATCACTCAAACACTCATGTATTCAACATACTCTTTGCAGAGAAAGATAGATTTGGTGGAGATGAACTCTTTGCAGAGGCATTAGAAAACAGACTAACTATATTATCTTCAGCACCCACACTACAAAAAGAATCTGGTAATGCACCATTCGTAAACACCTCAGTATTTGGTGATGGTGATATACAAGACCATGTGTGGAACTTTCCAGGTCTAGTATCGCCAATCCCGGAACTACAAAACAGTGCTTGGGGCATGGGCGTGACAGTTGCCACACCACCTGTGGCGAATACACCTAATTTTGACGGAACAAACAGAGCGGTTCCGCTAGTCATCCAGGCAAATGGTCAATTATATCCAAGTTTAGGATTCGAAGTTCTCAGAGCATACTATGACCAACCCAATTATCAAACTAGGGTAACTGCTGATGCCGGTATTGAGTGGGTTAAAATGGGCAGAGATAAACCAATAGAGACCACATCAAGCGCTGACTTGATGGTATCATATTGGAACGAATTCGAGTCTATCTCGTTCGCAGACTTAAGAGAATCTAATTTAGAGAATAAGATTCTAGTCTATGGATTAACCGCTGAGGGGTTATCTATTCCAGTTTCAACCCCAATGGGTGTAATGTATCCCCACGAAGTTCAAGCACACCTAATCCAAACCGTTTCGTCAGGAGTTCAAATACATGTATCCGACTATCTTGAATTCGTAGAAACCGTTCTTCTTCTGATAGTCCTTCTAGGAATACTGGTATCGGTCTACAGACTTCCCACAGCCTACTCGGCGATAGTTTCAGTAGGTTTCGTAGTACTTCAGGTGGGAGGGAGTTATTATATGTGGTCTTACAATCTCGTTCTTTTCGATATTTTCTGGTCATCGTTAAGCTCCGTTGTGGTTTTTGGTCATGCGTCCTTCAACAAATACTATGTAACTTTCCAAGAAAAGCAACAAATAAAGAAGCAGTTCCAAAAGTATTTATCTCCTGACATGATTGAGGAACTACAAAAAGACCCTTCTAAATTAAGATTAGGGGGAGATAGAAAAGAAATGACCTTCATGTTTATGGACATAATCGGATTCACTCCCATAAGCGAACACTACATGCAACAAGACAATCCGGAAGGTCTAGTAGAACTCATCAACAAGTTTTTAGACATGCAGACTAAGATAATTCTAAATAATAGTGGTACCATAGATAAGTATATGGGGGACTGCATAATGAGTTTTTGGAATGCACCACTTGATTGTGAAAACCACGCAGACCTTGCCGTAAAATCAGCACTAGAAGTTCTAGATGCAACAAAGGAATTAAATGAAGAACTTAAACCTCTTAACCTGCCTCCTATTAATGTGGGCATCGGTATCAGTTCAGGCGAATGCATCGTTGGAAACATGGGGTCAGAACTTAGATTTGACTATTCCGTCATTGGAGATGCCGTCAACCTTGGTGCTAGACTCGAAGGCCAAACAAGAAATTACGATGGGGTGGACTTGTTGTTATCGGAAAGAACTTATCAACTATGTCCAGACAGAGCATTCACTAAAGTTGATAGGATTACAGTTAAAGGAAAATCAGAACAAGTCACAATATACACTCCAGTCTGATACTGATGACCGTGACTGGTTGGTGTTTTATACCGTTCAGATACTAGATATACATTCTACCACACAAGGTCTAAAGTATAGTTGTATTTATGAAGCAAATCCACTTTTACCATCTGTTCCACATAGAGACCATCTCATATTACAAAAGGCAATCTTAATGCTTACAGTCTTCCGTCAAGAATATTGGCAAATGGAACAGATTAACGCATTGACTTTGTTTACTGGTGCAGTTGTTATAGAAAATAATAGAATAACTAATAAGGCAACTTGTCCTTTAAGATAAAACCACCTATACATAACATGAGTAATGTTGTATAATTGTTACAACAGGAGTAAATCATGCCAATCAAATTCGGACCAACAATAGTTACTAAAGACAGAAACACTGGAAAAGTAACGACAAAAACAAATTACATTAAAAACTTATCAGTTGATGAACTCATCAAAGCTTATAACAAACCAGTCATACCTAAACTTCGTCAGAAAGTTAAGAATGAAATTGTTAGAAGAAATAAAGAGAAGTTGATAATTGAATTCGGACCGAAAACCGCAGAGGTTTAAAAAACACTAAATAATTGTGTGACATTTATGTGACAAAAGAGTGAGTAGATGGCAACATCGAAGACCAAGTTCACGGATAGTCCACAACATAACAGGAGATAACAATGCAACATTACGCATCATTATCTGCCGAGTATCTAACAACCTTCGCAGATAAATTCGACAACATGATGAAGTCAGGCACATTACTGAATATACTTTCAGAAAACTGGTAACATCTGTTATAAATAATAGTGTAGAGAGTTCTAGGTAGAGACAATCTATAAGACTGAACAGAAGGTCTTCGTGTAGTCACATTAAATCCTAGATACTTCTACACGCCTAATGCCCAATTGGGGTTAGGAATATAAACTTGCTTAATAAAGGAGAAAACTATGACAAGTAAACAGCTCGGAGACTTCGATGTCTTCAATTTCGGGAAATCATTCCCATTCGCAATCGGGTTCGACAGAACTCTTCAACTATTAGAAAGGGCTAATCAGTCACCGACTAATACAAACTATCCACCTTACAATAT